GACCTCGCCCTTATCTATGATGTACTGACAGATGCGTCGTTGGATTTCAGCCAACACGTTACGACCAGCCACGGTGTAAGCTTCGTGCATGTGAATCTCGGTATGTGCTAACAAGCGCAGTGCGCGTTCCATCGTATCGCGCTCAATTGTCATTGATGACGTGCCATCAGCAAAGTGCATTATCATAGACAACTTTAACCAATGCACATTCTTACGTCCGTAGTACGTTTCAAGCCTGTGATCTCTGTTGATTGTCTTCTGCGTAAGTTGACCGCTCTCGTAAACTTCTTTGTGATAGTCAGCAGCTTCCTCACTTAACTTCAACGGCCCACCTATGGATGCTAACTTTTTAAGATGCGCCAGCACCTCTGACTTACACGCTTTCTGCCGCTCGTTAACACCGGGAAACTGTCGTAGGAATCTTGGCTTGTCTCCATACACCATGATAACACGTGACGTAAATCCCTGTGATATAATCTGATCGTTGAAAGCTGTGCGTATAAATGATGGTGTTGTGCCGCCTAGTATGTTGACGCATACGTTCTTGATAATGTCTGTGCCTTGGTGTTTGGTTTTGTATGTGTAGTCACGACTATCGTAAAACTGGTTAAGCATATTCACTATGCTGTCAGTGTTCTTGCGTAACAACACTCCCAACTCCTCTATCATAAAACCCACAGAGAAATGTGAGGAGCGCATCTTCTGGTTGTTCTCATCCGTGTAATGAAAATCCCGTGCGCACTCTTTCACTATGTATTGTACAAGCGCTTCTTGTGTGATGGTATCAGCACTCAATGGATAGAATGGTTTGATGTCTACCTTGTTAGCTTTCTTGTTTGGTTTGCGATCTATCAGCACAGGATTTTTAATGTACTCACTTACCTGTGATATAACACGCGACTTGCCAGCAGCAGGTGGCCCAACTAACAGCACAAACAAATTAGGGTATAGCGTGAATGTGTCAGGAAACAACCACACTCTACGTTGTAATGCTGTTGATATCATACTGTAAAACCCCCAGTCAATAAACAGGTCAGGTGATTCTAAGTCTTTTAAGAAGTATCTCCATTTTTCTATGTTCGTCATTTATATGTCTGTCATCTCTCCCCAATTTTCGCCTATCATAGCTTCTGATTTCATGTGAAAGACTTCGCCAAAAGGTGAAATCATTTCTCTGTTCAGTGCTATGCAAGCTAGTTTAGCTACTTCGGTTGCAACGTCGGGAGCGCATTGCAACAAAACACTGTCGTGATTATTCTGTAGCACGTCTGCATTTAGTTCTTGTATCCGTGGATGGTTATATAAATCTGTGAATGCCATGTTAGTTATGCAGCCTACGGTTGACTGTGGTACAAAAGCGTAAGCTTCCTTGTACATGGACGGCTCTATTGGTTGTGTAAACATCCGAGGATAACCAAACAAGTTACGTAAAATTCTGCAACGGTTTAGTTCTGCGATAGTTTCTCTGTGCCATAACCTAATCTCTGGGAACAGTGTGTGATAAGTTTCGAGAAAGAATGTGGCACGTTTGTTGGTCAGGTTTACTGCACCGCCTGACTTCTGTAATACATTGACACGGAACGTAGGTGCTTTCATTCCATAGTTACTGGCATGACATACCATCTTCGCCATGAAGTAATAACGTTTGTCTGCTGACCAGTTGTCGCTGGAAGATATAAGTGTCTTGAGTTCCTGCCAGCGTGGTAACTTAACTAAGTCGGCAGCAGGAGCTTCGCAATAATCTTTTATACTTTCACCTAACTCAGCAGCCCATACATCTTCAAACAATCTGAGCGCAACGTAGACATGTGACTTAACTCCGTTGGCAAACAATCTTCTAAAGTTTCCTTCACGGCATAGATAGCTAACGACAAGTGCTTCTGCACCAGCTTGGTCAGCTTGAACAAGTACGTTACCGGGATCAGCAACGAACAGCTTTCTAAGTTTCTTGGGAAAGTTTTGTATGTTCGTACCCCACTGACCTAACAAGCGACGTGACGCTAATCTATATGAGGTTGTACCCGCTAGGTTGTAGGCAGTTGTGATACGCTTGTGGTCTAATGGTTTTGTACCTACCCACTCTGGAAACTTTAACTGCCCACTCTCTTTAGCAAGTGAACGATAGCGTAGGATAAGACTGATAACAGGATTGTCAGGATTCGACAGCCTTAGTTGTAACAAAGCTTTTTCACTTGTGATATCTTTCGACGGACGTTTGTAACCTAACTTGTTATATAAATAGTTAGCGACTTGCTTGGGACTGTTAGGGTTAAGGTCGTTGCCTATAAGTAATCGCAGGAATCTCAGCAACATATTCTGATGCCTGTCATTGTTAGCTATGATGTCATCTAACTTGTCATCTCTGTAACGTATGCCCTGCAACATGGCAGTCAGGTATGGTACAACACTATCATTAACTTGTTGTATGCTTTCAGTTGCCTTGAAATTTGCTGCGGTAGCATCTATCTGTGGCTGCAGCAGTGCCATGCTTATAACATCCTTGGCATTGTACTCATACAACTGTGTCTGCTGCTCAAGCCCACGTGCATCGAACACGCCTTCGTTCTTGTGGTAGGGCTGGTCAGTGTACAACGATAGGCAGTGACCTAACGACTTTTCTACTTCTGGAAATAATCTGTGGTGCGCAAGCATGGTATCGTACACACGTCGAGGTGCTGGAATACCGTACTTGTATGCCATGACAAACAAATCAAACAGAGAGTTGTGTATGACAGTTATGTTGTCACGCATTGCCACGGCAAGCGCAGCTAAAATCTTGTGAGTGTCACTGTAGTAGTAACCTTCTCTCGGTGATACCACCATAGGTACACACCACGCAGTTGCGTCATCAAACGAAAATCCAAAACATGTAAGCTCAAGGTTACGATTAGTTTCAATGTCAAAGTACATGTGCTTGCCCTTTGTGTTGGTAAGCACCTTGATAACTTCGTCAGCGCGAGGCCATAAGATATGTTTCGCCTTGGTTACTACAGCTTCCTGCGTCAGGTAGCCGACAGCTTTCTTTATGTCACGGGTGAGCCAGAACTTACGATTCGGTCTACGAGTTTTTCCATGCCGCCCCTTATCATCACCGCCCTTGCTATCATCTGTGTCGTTAGGATTGAAGTATGCCTGTCTATCGACCGCTTCCTGCGGCTCGTACGATGGAACGTACGTGATACCGTCTTTGATGATAGGACATCCACGCTGTTCATCTATGCTGACACCTTGTGCTACCATATCTAAAGCCTTCTGCCCCAGCAATAGAACAACTTTCGTACCTTCTTGGTACTTAACCTCACCGTTGACTACAGCATCAGCGAGAAACACGTCTACGCTCTGCCTCGGTATGGGCGATAGCGCATTGTAAAACATCTGCCCTCCATAACCGCTAAGCAACTGCGCACGGTCAAAGCGTGAAGGCTTCCCCAAAACAACAGTCAACCCTTTATACGGAAGGGTTGACTTTTTATATCTAACAGTTTCTACAGCCATATAACCAATCGCTACATTATTGTTACCAGTGGTAAAAGAATAAACGCATGGGCGATCAACATAGGTAATGAATAACTGTGTACGCTTACCAAGCTCCCTTGCGTAAGGTCTACACAACCCCAACCAGAAACCTCGCTACGTCTTAATAGTAAGTCTGTACCCATACGTTTTTAAATTAAATGTTATGGCCTTGGCGATCAATGCGAGGCAAAAAACTCGACTGCATCTTAATAACAGTATGTACCAAGACCATAACGTAACCCTTAGCTTATCGTGTGGTCAGCGTTCTTACGAAGAACACGTTTCAAACGATAGTTGTTGTTCATGATTGGGTTGCCGTTGTCATCTAAGACAGGGCTACCATCATCAGTTTTTTGAGCGGTCTGCTCAGTTTCTAATGTAACGTCAGCAGCTAAGCCAGCGTACTGAGCTACATTAGGATCATCCGTATCAAACTCAGCAGATAATTCAAGCGCACGGTGAAGTGTCTTGACTCTCTTTAGAGTTATCTCCATAGCTTTCTCACTGAATGAGAGATAGTCACGGAACTGTAGTCCAGCGATACGGACAGTGTTACCTTCGAGGTCTTCTGTAGCATCAGGTGCTACGACCTCCCATTGCATAACGATCATAGGCGCACCGGCCTTGCTCGTTGTGAACTCAGCTTCTATGATACGTGCTGAGTATGTGTCTTTCTTCAGATAAGGTCTTACGTTATCTGCGATTTCATCTAAGTTGATGACTGCCATTTTATTTAGTTTTGTTATTATTGGGAGCGTCTTTGTTTATAAGTTCTTCATTGACCGCACTCCTATTGTCAGGTGAAGAAAGTGTCTGTGCTAATCCGTAGGTTAGCTTATCAACTGTGATAGTCTGTAGTAAGCTAAGTGCTTCTACGTATGTGATATCAAGTTCACTCGAAAACTCTTTAGCCTGTGCATGCGCTGCTCGCGCTACAGCTAAAGCCACTTCTTTGTATTCTGTTACTTCTTTCTGTTGCATAGTTATTCTCCTAAGATTAGTTTATCAATAAGTTCGTCTACGGTATCTATATTCTTTGAGGCCAAAACATTCAGCAACTCATTCAACTTACGCTGCTGAGTTTCGTTGTACACATTGTTGGGTTTACCATAAGCGTACATAAGATCTTCAAAGAATTGTTTTAAGTACATACCGCTAGGCCACTCGATAGAATTAGCGTCTGTAATCTCAGGCAGTTGTCTAACAGCTTCTGCTAAGTCACGTTGTGCATACTTTAAAATATCCTCAACGTTCTCAACAGTTCTTACCAAGTCGGCTACATTATCTTTGTTGCTCATGCTGCGTAGTATTTCTTTGCTGCTTCAATAACTACAGCAATGTCATTGTCTATGTACGCATCCTTAAACATACCCATAGGAGTCTTGGCAGATGTAATGCCGTCACTGTTTGTTTGAAACACGTAACGTACATTGCCTTCCTTGTCTCGCTTGACTTCAGTAAAGAGTACCATAAGGAACTCCTTCTCTATGCAGCCTTCATGCTGCTTACCCTGCACCTTGATGCGGCGTACGTTGTATGTGTCACCACTAGGCTGTGCAATCTGTACGATCTCATCAATGCCTGTGAATATTACAACGGCTCTATCATTCTTAACCTTCTCAAGCGTAGCACGTATCATACGATTATAGTATGACCATACATCGTAGCCTTTGAATGATGACTGCGCCAAAGCGATAAGTGTTTCTGTATACTTTGTGAAAGATTCTATCACAATAACTTCACACTTCTCGTCGGCAAGCGCCTTGTCTAAGGCTTGATCGAACTCTTTTATGTTAGCGCATGACGCAACGTTGAACTTCCCTGCATTAGGGAATGGCAGACCTTTACGTTCAAGGTCTATGATATGGGTTTTATCGGGAGATAAGTTGCGCAGGGATGTTGATTTACCCGTACCGCTACTACCCACAACTCCTATTATGGCTTTACTCATGTGTCTTGTTGTCTTTTAATTTTTCCTCAAGGGAAATTATACGACTGCGCAGTTGTCTGTTTTCACTTAGCAGATCATAGAACTTTTGTCTAATAGATTCTATGTAATGCCATTGATCTATCACCTCTTCAGCTATGCTATCAACAAGCTGCAAGGGTTCCATGCGCATCAAACCTTTTGTACCGTCAGGGTTATGTTCTTGCATACCCTTTGTAAATTTTGCTGGCGCTTCTTCTGTAAAACGCTTCAACGCTATATCTCTTATTTGTGGATCAGTTAACATTATGCTTGGAATAATAGTGGGTCATAGGTGTTAGTGGTAGAGAACAGAGACTCTATGATAGTCTCACGATCTTCTTGCCTCGGTGTTGTACACACAGGTGAGAAGTTACACTTACCAAATTTAGTTTCACAGCAGGTGAAGTTAGGAGAGAATGTCTCTTCTGGATCTTTGCCGTCTCGAATAACCTTGAGCAGGTTTGCTACGTACGTTTCTATCGTCAGCTTTAAGTGTTGCTCAAACTCTTTGAGTACGTGAGGGCTGAACGTTATGAACGCTGAGCGCTGGAACTTATTCCTACCACTACGGTTGAGAAAGATACCGTTGATGATGACACTGCGAGGTACGTCAGGAAACATACGCTTCCATATCATAGTGTAGAACATCATCTGAGGTGAGTTCTGATAGCTGTCTAAATACTTTTCAACTTGGTTGAGTGATGTTGTCTTGTGATCTATGAGCGCAGGTAGTCCGTTGTAGTTACCTATCATATCAACAGTACCACACAGCACGACATCAATAAGCTCGCCGTCAGTCCAATACGGTACAGCAAAGCGCTGCTCTAACAGTGGGCCTTCATCACCTATGTCAGCTTTCAACCCGTCAAACTTTTCATACC